GCACTCTAAAGAAGCCAGAGGTGCGGGGTATGCAAGAGCAAAGGCCATGGAACTATATAACAATGAAGACTATTTCCTTCAAATTGATTCCCATACAAGGTTTGCAAAAGACTGGGACGCTATATCTATTGATCAACTAGACAGGGCCAAGAATATTTCTGGTAATTCATCAGTTATTCTTTCATATTTCCCAGCACCATTTGAGCCAGAAAGTAATGGCGGTATGCATTTAATAAAAAAACATCCAAAAATAAAGTCATACCCAACTAGACAGAAGATAGCCTTAAATAGAAAGAATCAATGGACTGCAGAAAGACTTGAGTTTATAAATAGAGCAAAAGAAGATCCAGAAATATCAGAGACCGTACTTGGTGGTTTTATGTTTTCTTATGGAGCAATGGTTAATGAACTTCCATATGATCCAGACCTAAGTTTTTTTGGTGAAGAGATTTGTTTTGCTATGAGGGCTTGGACTAGAGGATGGGATATTTATTCCCCTGCAAAAAATATTGTTTATCATTTTTATTCTCGTGGTGGATACTATAAGATCTGGGGAGATAGAAATTTAAGAGGTTTATCTTGGAAAGAATTAGAAGAAATATCATACAAAAAACAAAAAAGAATTCTTTGTGGTGAAGAAGAAGGAGTCTTTGGTGCTGGAAATGTTAGAAGTCTTGCAGAGTATGAAATCTTTACTAATACTAACTTTAAAGATTTTTATAGTTTGACAAACCCAAGGCATTAGGATATAATTAAAATATGTGGAGTGGTGATATGAAAGATATTATTATTGTTGTTTTTGCAACCCTGTCATTTTGTTTTGCAATTTCATACATTTTAGTCTTAAGACAATCTATTAAACTTAAAAGAGATGTTTCAAAACTTTTTATTGAAAAGACTTTACTTCAAGAGTATGTTGATCTAACAAAGTCTACAAAAATAAAAGAAGAATCAGATGATTCAATACATAAAGAAAACTTTATTAAGTTTCTTTCTGATTCAAGAGATTGGGCTTTTTCTTATATTGAAAGTGTACAAAAAATATTAACCAAGTTTGTTAATGATGTTGATGCAGACATATCTCACTTTGATGAATATGGAGATGCATTGTCTATGTCAAGGCCAGATTATCTATCTATGAAAAATATTTCACAGGCATATAAAGAATTAAAAACACTACTTCCAGAGGATGAAATAACAAAATGAGAGATATATTATTATCAACACTAACAGGTTTTGGGTGTGGCGTAGTCTTTGCTGCATTTAAATTGCCAGTTCCAGCACCACCAGTTTTTGCAGGGGTAGCAGGCATTGTAGGGCTATGGGCTGGATATGCTATACTATTTAAGATTATAAATTAGGAGGACAAGTGTCAAAGATTGAAGTAAAAGAGCCTGTAATTATTAAAAATGTTTTTAGTGCTGAAGAACACAAAGAATTCAAACTTATTATGCAAAACTGGCCACTAGCCAAAGAGTGGGACTTAACACTTGGAAGACACATTGTGGGTTCTCCTGTCATAGATGAGTATGGAGAAAAACTTATACCTTTAGCAAGAAAAATTTTTAATAGTAAAACCCTGTTGCCATCTTATTCTATATTTGCTCGTTATCAGGGTACTGGAGCAAATCTTCATAGACATGTAGATGATAATGCCTGTACGTATACTATAGATCTTTGTTTATACCAAACAGAGCCATGGGCAATTGGCATTAGCCATAACGGTAAAGATAAAGAATATATTTTACAAGAAAATGAAGCAGTTTTATATTATGGAAATGACCAAGAACACTGGAGGCCAGAGTTTCCAAATCCTGAATCACAACATGTTGCAATGGTATTTTTTCATTTTGTTGAGTCTGATCATTGGTATCACACTAAAGGACCAAAATATCATGATGTTGTAAAAGGTGATCTTACAGAAGATGAATGGAACTCTGGTAAAAGATTAAAATAATTAGTACGAGATTCGTGCTATACTAATAAACGTTCTATCCTAGGAGGAAAAATGAACACAGAACAACTAAAGGCACTACTTGCATCATACGGACGTTCAGTCCTTGCATCAGGCCTTGCACTATACATGGCAGGCGTAACAGATCCAAAGGATCTATGGACTGCCCTTGTTGCAGCGATTGCACCTGTTGCAATTAGAGCAATCAATCCTAACGACAAGGCTTTTGGTATCTTGCCAGATGCTAAGGCCGTAGAGATGGCTCTGAAGGCTGCTAAGGCACCTGCAAAGAAGGCTGCAAAGAAGGCTGTTGCTAAGAAGGCAGCACCAAAGAAGTAACATTTACTTACAGAATTGCCAGTCTAGAGATAGGCTGGCTTTTTTGTTTTATGAGTTAATAATATTTATATATTTTTCTTTTAATGACTCTCTTGAAAAATGTTCAAACCCTAAATTAAATGCCCTTGTTTTCATTGCTTCTTTATCACTAACCATATAGTTATCAATAAGTTCAGCAAGTGATTTAGGCCTAACCGACCAAACATTTACAGTTGCTTTTGCTTTAAACTTATCAATTAATTCAGCCTCCAGTGTCCATTCATCTGGCAATACAGTTGTGTTTGGAGAAACCCTTGGCATAAACACTGGTAAGCCACTCATCAATGCCTCATTCATTGGTAAACATAAACCAGCATACCTTCTAGGCAATACCATTGCATCATAGCCAGAGTATAGATCCTGCTTGTTTGCAACGTTATCTGTTTCTATAATAATTCTTTCATCTGTTGATTTAATCTCTAAAGGTGTTTGTGTTTTAATAACTAACTTATAATCTTCCTTTGAGTATTCAAGCATCTTAATAACGGTTTCGGTACCGTTGCGATCCTTAACGGCTGCCTTACCAGCAACATGCAGAATTCTTTTATGGTCTTGTGTATTTATTTTTCTTACATCTTTAAATAACTCTGCATCGGTTGGTGGCGGTAGATGAATAACTTCACATCTAGTACCATATAACCTTATAATATCATCTATATGCCAAGTACTTGGAGCCAATAACACATCTGGTAATGACCAGTCTTCATGTTGTAGGTTACCTAAAAATTCATAGTTATATTGAAGGATGGTTTTTATACCAGCCATTCTAGCCATATCAATAAACTGTTGTGAGTAAAAGGTTTCACAACTAATAACAACGTCAAGGTTTCGTAAAAATTCTTTTATCTCACCCTGTCTAGGAAACCCTCTGTCTGTTGTAATGCAGTTATAACCCGCATACCACTCTGGGTGCTGTTTATTTTGATTAAAAAAACTTGAGTTAATAAGTAGAATTTTGTCAGGCTTCAGCATGTCTACTAGTTCTCTGGTTTGATTACCCAAGCCAGTGTTATCAGATCTTGCTATGATACCTAGTCTCATTCTTTATATCCCCAAAATTTATCATCTGTAGTAAATTTTCTATGACCATCACGACCATCTAGGTGGTAAGATCTTTTGATGTTTTCTTCAGGATGATAAATCCATAACTTATGCATATTCCAGCCATCTTCGTTAAAAATATCATATGGCAAAATATCATCTTGAACCTTGCCGTGAAAAGTGTCTTCTATAAAAAAGAATTTGTCACATGATGGCAAGACAACATCTCTATAATAACTTTTTGTTGTTAGGTGTGGACGTTGGCTCCATTGAGCAGTCTTTAAAAATCCATCTTCTAAATCAAACATTAAGTGTTTGTGAGGTTCTGGAATAAAGGCTTCAAAGTGAAAACGAATAGTGTTTGCTTTGCCATACTCAATCATGTCTAAACATTTTTCCCAATCAATAGGATCAGTTGTAAGAGGGGCATCTCCTTCAATATAAAGAAGCAACGATGTTTTTATTTCTGGCATTGTTAGTCGCATCATTCCTGTTTGGTGGATATGACTTTCAAAAACCATTGGAAGAACATTTTTATATTCATGCAAGCATTTCCATAAAATACGATTTTTATATTCATCATAGTCTGATTTGCGGTGACTTTGTTCTATTCTTAATCCATCAATCTGCATAATTATTTCATTATCTGGAAAATGAAATCTAATAGACTTAATTGTTTCATCTATGATATCTGTATTGGGATGAGATGGCAAAACAGAAGTTACCAGAACAATCGTTATATCTCTTTTATGCATTTAGTTGCTCCATTATCTTAATACCCAAATCTCTTTTATATTTAATCCACCAACCAACAACTCTGTGCATGTTATTTGGATAATTTTCTAATAACTCTGGAATAAGTTCTTCAATATTATTCCAATTATCTACAGATTGAACAGGAAATTCAGGACCAAACATTTTCATATAAAACTTTGTTTCTGTCATGCTTGGATCTAGTTTATCTGCAATCGGAAGGGTCAACAATTCTATTGATTCAAAGAATCTAAATGTATCTATCACTGCAGCACCAGATGGGCATGGAGCAATCTTTGCACTTGAGAGTTTAGCGTAGTAATCTTTTGGTTTATCTCCCAGAGAGAACCCTCTTGTTGGCCCATAGAGTGAATTTTTTAGGGTTGGCATAACCAATGCTAACTCTTTTCTTCTTGAGTGTGTTATCTGTCCCCCAAAATATACATCATATTCTTTTTCTTTATACTCTGGGACGTTGTCCTTCAGGTGTTGTGGAACTCCAATTGGCATCTTGTTATATTGATCATGCTTTTCATGAGGGTATTGAATCCATATCTCAATATTATTATGTCTAATTTTACTTACATCAAACCTAGCATTCTCATCTCCATTAATAAATAAAACAACTCTAGAAAGTTTATTTAATTCATTAGATAAGAGTTCTTCATTCCCAGCAGTCTGAGGTCCAGGAATTACAACAAAGGCTTTATCTCCTTTTGGAATTTCTGTAGTCTTTATTTGATTTACTTCATACTTATCAAATATTTCTTTTAATAATCCATAATCCCATTTGTCATTTGCATAGTCTTGTCCATCATGAGAATATAAGTATGCGTTATATTGATTCATAGTATAGGTGAACCTCATGCTGATAGTCTAAAATTATTTCAGTATAACCTAATCCCTTAATCCATTGTCTAAGATTATATAAAGATTCATTCCATTGCTGTAACATAAACTCAGGGTGTCCAGATAACCAAATCTTTGGTTTGTGCTCTCTAAGCACCTTCTCAGCCCCTCCTAGGACCCTCCACTCACTGCCCTCTACGTCCAATGAAATGGCGGTAGGTGGCTTAATACCATGATCATATACACAAGAGTCTATAGTAATCTGACCATAGGTTTCTCCTTCAAGGTATAGTTCTTTAAATCCGTGGGCTGCTTCAATTACATCGTTAACTTCTGGTGGCCATTCATTATAATATATTCTTGAAAGACTGTTTATCTTATCAGATGCAAATCCAGGAATACAAACCATTGGAAGATCTAAATTGTTTGCACTCCAGAGTAGTGGAAAGTGTGACCAGACTTTGGGGTTTGGCTCAAATACAACTACTTCCGCACCCCACATTTGACATAGTGCAGCAAACTCACCCTCTTCTGCACCAACATAATACATAACATCTCCAGAAGAAATATTTTCAGACATGTGTTTTAGTCTTGGCTTTTCCCAACCGTGTGGCTGATACCAATCAGGACGTGCAGCACGATGCTCTGGTAAAGTAATTTCAAACTCACCATTAACTATTACTGTTCTCATTTCTGTCATTTCTGCAACCATTCCATTAGTGATACTTTTGGTATCCATCCAGTTAAATCTTTAAACTTAGAGTTAGACGCAAGAGTTTCTTGCACTTCCCCAATTCTTGACGGTATAAACTTAACATCATTTGAAATCATATTAGCAATATCAAGTATAGAATAGTTACTTCCATACCCAATGTTATATACCTCACCAAAGCCATGACTTGCTTCAGATGCAAGGATGTTTGCTTCTATTACATCAGATATGTGTGTAAAGTCTCTGCGCTGAGATCCATCTCCAACAACTGTCAATGATTTATTTTCATAATATTGCTTTAAGAACAGTCCTATTACTGGTGCATACTGCCCCTTTAGTGGCTGTCTATCCCCATAGACATTGAAGTATCTAAGTGATATAGTCTCAAGACCATAAAGATTATAATAAACTCTTGCAAGGTTTTCACCGAACACCTTTGCTGCAGAGTATGGTGTTAGTGGGTCAGATGGCTGTGTTTCTATGTTTGGAAGTATTGCTTTCTTACCATAAGCAGATGATGTACTAGAATAAACAAACTTCTTTACTTTTGCTAAGCGAGATAGTTCTAATACATTGGCAGTTCCCACTGCGTTAGACTCAATAGATTTTCTAGGGTTTAGGATTGCTGGCTGAATTCTTGCATCAGATGCAATATGAAATACATAGTCAACCCCATTAAATAAATGTTCTATCTGGTCATAATCACATATATCATATTTATAATTATTTGCTTTTGGGTTCCAATAAAATTGCTCGTGGCATTCTGCTGACTCATTATCTATACAGATAACACTATGTCCAAGTTCTATGAGTTTATCAACAAGATTAGATCCAATGAAACCTGCCCCTCCAGTTACTAAGCAGTTCATTTAATACCCAACTCTTCTAAGATTGCAGTCCATCTATGTACATAGGTATGTTCTTTCTTTGTACGGTTGTGACCATTAACTCTGATTCTTTCTCGTACCAAAGAGTTTTCAAGATATTGATCTATCTTATCTCTTAAGTTATTAAAGTCTCCATGCTTATAGAATACAACTTCATCAGGCATAAAGTATTCATCTAAGCCTTTAATCTCAGGGTATATAGTAAAACCACCACGACCAGTAGACTCAAACAATCTATCACTAGTGTAGTAAGGATACTCAAATCCTATGTTAAGACTATCTCCTACTGCAATCTTGCTCTTAGCGTAGATACGGTTTAGTGCATCCCCACGGATAGTCCCTGTGTCGCCATCTCCACCAACGTGAAGGAATCGTTTGCCGTATGTCTTTCTTAAGAAGTCAATTAGTTCTGGGCGATACTTATGTTCATGGTGATATCTCTTGCTGCCAACAAAGATAACATCGTACTCAAAATTTTGTGTGTCATAGTCTGGGTGTATGTAGCATTCTTTATCATATACCCCAGCAGGCATGAAATGGCCTTTCACTGCGGTATTGTGGTCAAACCAATCAGCCATAAGTTTGTCTACAGTAAAGAAATGTCCAATAGTTCTATAAAAACTATCATGCTTAAGATCATTTTGTCTATCAAGTCCAAACCATAAATCTAGATGATATGTCATAGTGGGAACACCAGCAGAGTTAAGTTTATTAAGAACGTCATCCATTGATATGTTTCCGCCAGTTTCCCAGCCATGTGTGTGTACCCAGATAAATAGATCAGAGTCTAATGCTTTTTCTAAGATGGTTTGGGTCTTGGCCTTACGCTCCTGCAATTTTGTCACGGTATGGCCTAAAGACTCTAGACTACTAGCATGATGATTCTCACTACTATAAGATACTTCAAAATTACCAAGAAAAACTATGTTAGCCAAGACTACCCCTTTGTTTTAATCTATTATAGCATCCCTGGTAGGATTTGAACCTACGGCCTACACCTTAGAAGGGTGTCACTCTTCCGCTGAGTTACAGGGATTTAGTACATCTGGAAGGACTTGAACCTTCGGCTCTCTGCATATAAGGCAGGTACTCTAACCAACTGAGTTACAGATGTGTAGTACACCAGGTAGGACTTGAACCTACGATAGCCGAATTATGAGTTCGGTGCCTTAACCAACTTGGCTACTGGTGCATAACTATAAGTATAATCTATAGTCACAAAATAGTCAAATTTATTTTGTAACAAGTACATTTAACTCTGGCAAATATAAAAACATTATGTCAGAATTATGTAATGTCCATAAGGCATCATCTAATGTTTCAACAATAGTATCTCCTGCTAAATTAAAAGATGTATTAAACAGTATTGGAACATTAGTTATTTTATAAAACTCATTAATTAAATTATAAAAGTTAGGATTATCTTCAATCGCAACTGTTTGAACTCTGCATGTTCCATCAACGTGGGTAATTGCTGGAATTAAATCTTTTTTATCTTCAAGCACATCAACTGCAAACATCATAAATTTTGATTCATCTAAACTAACTAAATCAAACCATTCCTTAGCATTTTCTTTTAAAACAGATCCAGCAAATGGTCTATACCACTCTCTATTTTTTACAGTATTAACATGGTCTTTACCATTTGGATCACGTGGATCGTAGAGGATACTTCTATTTCCTAGTGCCCTTGGACCAGCCTCAGAAGATCCTTGATATATGGCAACAATATTTTTTTCACTAATAATTTTTGCTACATCTGATGCAGTTACATCTTCAATAATTTTTTCATTAATTAAGTCATTTTTTGTATAATTATATTTTGGACCATAGTATATGTGGGTTTGTTTTTTTATTTCTTTGCTTTGTGTTTCAATGTAGTATGCAAGTTTTGCTGCCCCTATTGCTGTTCCTGCATCACTTGAAATTGGCTCAACATAAATTTCAACATCCTTTGGCAGTTTTTTTAATAGGTTATAGTTTGAAACACAATTTAAGAAAAACCCTCCAGATAGGCATAGTTTTTTTTGATTTGTTTGCTTTAACATATCTAAAATTTCTTCTGCAACATGATCTTGGACCTGTGTTTGTAATGCATAAGCAAAATTTGCTAAAGATTGAAAATTACTTTTATTAATTTCTTTATAATTAAATTGCCAATTATTTAAAATTTGATTAAAAGAAAAAATATCTCTATTGATATGATTATCTTTGTATATTTGTGGAACTATATTTTTATTTTTACCATATGCCGACATTCCCATAATTTTGCCAGCATCTCGCCATGAAAGACCTATGCTTTCTGCAAACATGTCATATGCAAGTCCTTCTGAAAAAGAATTATTTTGATATACAACATCATCTATCCACTCATCAGGCTGATCATTATTTAATCTATAAGGAGTAGTAATATGTTGTTTTACTAATAAAAATTTTTCAGGATATTGTGCTGTAAAAAAAGATGAACTTTCTCTACCTGCCATATGACGATCTTCTATTGATTTAGATTGAACAACAGAGCCTGCTGCATCTTTAACAACACAAAGTGCTTTAGTAAACCCAGAGTTATAAAATGATATTGCAGCATGAGTTGAGTGGTGCTGATTTCCAAAATCGTATACTTTCATTTTTTCCTCATTATCAAAAAATGTTTTATGAATACCTAAAATATAGGCTTTAAAAACATTATCTGTCCTACCAGAGTCATATCTATGTGAATCTTCAAATCCAGCAAGAGCAATTATGTCTACGTGATCAACATAGTCTTTAATCTTACTCATTGCTTCAAAAGGCAATCCATCATATTTATTATGAGAAAGCCTTTCTGACTCTATATGAAAAATTATTTTATTATCTTTCATCAAGACAACTGATGCATTATGTGTAGACTTATTTACACCAACAATAATCATTTATACTTTCTTTCTTTACTCAAAAATCTTTATCAAAGTCAAACCAGTACTGTTTAAACTGGTTAACTGGCTCTAAATATCTAACTTCATCAATAATACTATGTTTTAGTGCAGTTTTAATCATATTATCTGAATAACTTTCTGGCTCTGGTTTAGCAGAAAAATAAACAACATAATATAAGACATTAGAGGTTTTTATTAATGCGCCATTAGCAATTGCTTTTTTAACATTGTCAGTTCTTTGTGCCCCTGGTCTTTTACCTTCACCTGCAAGACCACCCTTTGCTTCAACATACTCAGTCTGTGTGTCAGAGTTTGCACGAAAATCTACTTCACAACCAACATTCTCAAAGCAATAATTTCTATCAATAGGACCAAAACCCCTATTAACCAAATCTGCGTATACAAGTTCTTCAAAAGCGTCTCCAGACTTTTTAGATTGTGATTGAAAGTTTTCCATTTATTTAGTATACCAAACTAAATTTTTAGTTCGTTTACTTTATCTTTTGACCAGTGGACATAAGACCTAATATAAACAGCAGCATATGCTAATGCAGAAAATATAAATCCATATTGATCTGTAATTAGTGCATACGCAATCCATAAGCATTCATTAAACAATAAGATAAACCATCCCCAAATTGTTTTACGTCCAACAAAAAATATGCCAGTTACGCCAATTGCTGCAAGAACCCATGAATACCATTCCATGTTAGTCCTGCTTAACTTTGTATGTCATAACGAGATAGCAAATTGAATACCCAGCAATAAATGCAGTTATTAAAAATAAAACATTAGTCATCTTCTTCCTCAAATTCTCTAAGAGCATTGTTATTATCATTACAATAATTACAATCGCCGTATTCTAGTCTATTTCCACAATAATTACAAAACATTTTTTACCTTTACCTTATTCTACAAATCAAATTATTCATATGATTTTTTAAACCAATTATTTTTTTTGTAATATCCAAAAAAAACACTTTTTGATTTTGCTCTTGCTTCTTGATCTTCTTTTTCCATTTCTATATTTTTTTCTGATACCCAATTTTCTCTTTTTATTGGTACTATTTGTAGTATAGGAGTTCCTTTTTCTATAAGTCCGCTAAAACCTTTTTTTAAAAAAAACGGAGTCCCTCCGCCAACAACTATATTTTCTGAGTCTACAATTGCTGAAGATGTTAAGAATGGTAGGTCATATCTATTAAAGGGATGAGTATACAATACAGAATATCCTGGAGGTGTTTTTATAGCATAGGGAATATTCCATAAAAAAAATGTAGTGTCATCATATCCTGTAGGGGTTGGAATTTGAGGAGGTCCTTGTTTAACCCTCATGGGTTCATCTTTACTGCTAAACCTTATAATGTTATTTGGTTGATCAAAATATATATCACAAGAAAGTTCTACAGTATATCCAGAAGATAGTGAGTCAAAAAGAGGAATACAGTATTTTGGGTTCATTTTTAAACCACCATCTTCATTAAACTCTAAGTTATTTTTACTTTGTGGTTTTATTTCTTTATACCATTGCGGTATATAGTTTTTTGATGGTTTAAGGTCAGATATTCCCTGAATTAAAGAGGCATACTGAAGTATGTTTTTATTTTTATTTTTAAACATCTTACCCCCTTATATATTTTCTTACTTTAATTGTATCACAAATAAACAAATTGTACAATATCAGTATCCACCATTGCATTCATTTCTTGTATGAAATAGCCTAATCTTTGTCATAATTTTGCGGGATGGAGCAGACATATCATCCTTACATGTAAGACATCTATAAGACCATTCCCCAGTAAAGAAATCATATACATAACCTTTGGCATTAGAATACTTCTTGGCTACAAAGGTTTGAAATGGATCAGGAATCTCTAGTGACTGGATCAAGTCTATCCCAAAAACCCATTGAGTTGCCAATAAACATATCTCCAGTTTCTCTGTCTATAAGAAGATATTTTTCTGCACATTTAGTTTTAACAGTAAGGGCAATTGGCTGCTCTAGTTCTTCAAATTTATTTAAATTTCTCACTTACTGTCCTCCTTTGATTCTATTTTTGGTACCCAGACTTTCTTTCCATCTTTCCATACAGGCCAATATCCAAGACTACGCCAGTCCATTTGAGTTATCTTAGGCTCTTTCATCCATGCTCCTGTCCCAAATTACTAAACACTTACTACATTGTATACCGTTTTGCTTCATATACCAACTATGGCTACACTCTTTTACCATATGCACACCAAATTCTACCATCTGTCATCGTCTGATGTGTTTCCCAAAATAAAGGATCTTTATGTGACATTTTACATTTTAAGCATTCGTTTTTATTCAAAGTTTTCTTGTCTTTCAAACCACTGAGTCATATAATTATCCAACCCTCTTGCAACCTTTGCTGCTTCTATACGCATGCCTAAAGCATTGGTAATTGAGTCTTTAATTTCTATGGCCTCAATAGCCCTGGCTATCTCTTCTCTTAATGTCATATCGTCTATGCTCATTTTTTACCATCCCATTTTCCTATTTTTGTTGTAGGAATGTTGTTGTCTTCCCATAATTTTATCACATTTGGGTTGTCATCTACTGCATGTGTTACATCCCAGAGTTGAGTAATCTTATCAAGCATATCTTTCTTTGCTTCATAGTCTGGTCTATTGTCGTTATCTGCTCTCATAAATAACCCATGTGATCTAATATTATTCTTTGCAAGCCACATAGATGTAAGTCCACGGTACTTTTCTTTGCGAGATGTAACAATTAGTACAGACAGTCCATCACTAACAGAATTATTAAGCATCTCTACTACCTCAATATTTGGCAGGGCACCAATAGAAGCCTCATGAAAGGCATCGTAATCCCTATCAGAGCCACGAACATAGTGAAGGTAGGGATCTACATTGGCAAGGGTGCCGTCTACATCATATATATGTGCTATTGGTTTCATATATCCATTATACAGTTCGGCAAATAGTTTGTCAAGTTCGGCGGAAAATAGAGTAATAAACCTCCCTATGCCCTACACGGGCACCATTGGTTAATAGCCTAATTTTGCACGGTATGTCAAGCAAAAAAGTTTTTATTAATATCCTTATAGTGTTCAAGATGCTTAGGAACATCATCTTCGTAATAGATGGCCTCAACGGGACACACAGGCTCACAAGCACCACAGTCAACGCAATCATTTGGATCAATATAAAGCATATTTTTACCAACTTTAATACAGTCTACTGGACATTCCTCAATGCAGGACTTGTCCATCACATCCATGCAGGCTTCTGTAATTACATATGTCATAGATAAAGTATAGCCTATAATGTCTATATGGAGCAAGCAGTACTATACTTACTATACAGTCCAACACACAGGGCTATTAAGATAGGCATATCAGATATCTCAGGTAAAAGGTTTGCAAGCCACAGGCAGCATGGGTGGATCTTAATCAAGTATTGGCATTTTTTTGAACGGTATAGGGCAAAAGAAGTAGAAACTCTAGTACTAAGAACACTAAGGGATAGATACGGACACTATCTAACTAAAGAACAAATGCCTCATGGGGGATATACGGAGACATTTGATGCAAGTAAGGTTACTAGAAGAATGTTGATCCGTATGGTTAATAAGGCGATTAAAGAGGTTTGACTTGCTTCATCCAGACATACGGATTTGTTGAAGATAGGCCATATAGTTTAGAAAGATGAATAGGCCAAGCATGATGATTAAGAAAGGTTTCATATATCCATGATACCAGATAAGTTATCCACAGGCAAAACGATAATTTGGATACCAGGAATTAGTGGTTTGGCATAGTTATCCACAGGTTTATCCACAATTAAATGTTACTGATATTTTTTAGATTTATCTTAAAGTGGAGGAAAGTGGAGGATAGTGGGTTATGGCGCATTTATACAGAAGGGGTCGTAATGTCTAACGGCCAAACCTCCCCTTCCCAAACCTTCAAACCTTACATCTTGCCTGGATTATACCCCCAAACCTCTCATTTGTCAACTCTAAAACCCTATACAAAATGGCAGAAAATGTCCAATTAATTAATAAAAAGAATGAAAAGGTTTGGATAATATTCTAAAAACCAGGGAAAAATATATGTTCTTCGTAATGTCTTTTATACTATAGGGTTTGGTATATCTTCTGATCCCCGCCTGCAAATGTGTAACAGGATTATGATTTATGCTGCCTACGCAGCACCGCCAAAATGCGGCGGTATAAAGAAGGATGTCCTTTATCCCTAGTATAACTACGAGAGTTACCAAACCTTGAGAAATATCTTCTTGGCATATATTGATTATACTCCTGGTTTATAAGGTTTGTATAATATAAGGTTTGTCCATGATTGGGGAAAAAATATTGACCCTTCGTAATGTCTTGTAAGGTTTTACAATTGCCCTGCGGAGGCTATCTCCAATAGTTCATCAAGCGTCATGCCTTCTACTATGTCATCAGGATCTACTTTGAGTGATTCGATAAACATATCAAAGGTATCTACAACATACCTGCGTCCATCATTTGATAACTCTACTATCAAACCTTCATTTGTCAAAAAAGCCAGGGGAAGGCCAAGATCATTGTAATCTACAAAACCTTTAAACTCTT